AAGCAATGGATGCTTCTGCAGATAGCTGGAAAGACGAGCTCTGGACAATTTGCTTTATCTCCATTATAGTAGCGTGCTTTATTCCTGCTGCACAGCCATATTTATCTGATGGGTTTAGGTTCTTGAGAGAGGACTGCCCTGATTGGTTGAGCTGGGGTATCCTTGCAAGTATTGGTGCTAGTTTTGGTTTGAAATCAATAGGACAATTTAAAAAATGATAAACGAAGAGACAAGAGAAAAACTAATAGAAAAGTTGATATTGCACGAAGGTATGCGATTGAAAGTGTACGATGATGCAAACGGCAACGAAGTAAGAGCTGGAGATACACTTGTAGGACATCCTACCATTGGTGTAGGTAGAAACATCGCAGGAGACGGTTTAGGTATTACAGAAGAAGAAGCAAAGATGTTGCTGTCTAATGACGTAGACAGAGTATTAAACGAAGTAGATCATTGGGTTTTTATGAAAGACCTAAATGAAGTTAGAAAAACAGTGCTTATAGACATGGTATTTAACATGGGTGTATCTAGATTTAATCAGAGAGAATGGCCTAACTTTTTTGGTGCTGTAATAGACGGAGACTTTAAACGAGCCAAGATGGAAATGCTGGACAGCAAATGGGCCGGTCAGGTAAAAACAAGAGCAAACATTTTAGCAAATATGATGGAAAGTGGCGAATGGTCGTAAATAATCAACAGATGCAAATGGAAGAAGATAGACCTGTAGATATAGGAGAAATGGATTTTGCGTTTCTATCAGAAAATGATCCTGCAGTAGAACCACAGAATGCAGCCATCAACATGAAAAAAAACTTAACACCGGAAGAACAAAAAGAAATAGCAGGTTTAGTTCCTTACGTAGAAAGATTTTTTGTACTTAATTACAAAGCAGAGACTGGGGAATATCCACCTGAACCTACTATGGAACCTGAAGGTGGTGGAGGTATAACCATAGATGAATATAGAGGCATGAGTGATGAAGACAGACTTGCTAACTCTACAGAAGGACAAGAAGTATCTTTAAATTTAAAACCTAAATCTTCTTTTGATAGAAGTCCTAGTGAGTTACCACAAGCACTTCCTGTTGAAGCACCAGAGATGGAACAACCTGTACAGCAACCGATGGAACAGCCAGCAATGCAAACAAACATAGGAGGTAAGATTCCACCAGCTAAAGTTCAAACAGACAAGGCAACCCCTAAAGATAAGGAAGCTGTACCTGCAGGCCCAGTAGGAGAGATAAATGTAGAAGGAAAAGATCGTTCTGGTGTAGCTGATGACATACCTGTAAAAGCAGACGGTTTTGTATTGAGTAAAGGTGCTGTTATTTCAAACGGTAAGATGTACATAAAAGAGGTTATACAAGACGCTATAGATAATTTAAAAGAAAAAGGTGTTACGTTAGATACATCTGAAACACCAGAAAGTGCAGAAGACATATTAATATCAAACGGTGAGGTAATTATACCAGACGTTATCGCACAAGAAATAGGATATAAGAGATTAGAAAAGATGAATAAAAGAGGTGAAGAATTAACAGAAAAGCTGATAGCTGAATACGAAGCTGGACAGCAACAACAGCCTCAACCACAGATTAAAGCACCTTTTGAGCAGGCTCCTAAGAAGACTGCTTTTAAGGAAGCTAAACAGAGTTTTAGTTGATGATAACTAAAAGTTCCAGCCACCCGAATTGCCTCGGCACTGGATTTTTTATAAACCCGTAAACAGCCACCCTCGTAAGAGGCACTGAGAAAGGAATAGTAAAATGGCAAAAAGAAAGACTAATGTACGCAACAAAGCAGAAGCACTAAGTACAGACCCTCGTGAAGAGATGTACAAGGGAAAGGACAGAGTGATGACTGCTGAGGAAGAAGAAACAGAAACTGAGGACACTGACATCAAGGCCACGATGGAAGCCACTCCAGAGGTAGAAGGTTTTATAGATTCCACCCAACCTGAAAGTAAAGAGGAACCAGTTCAGGAAGACGAAGGTAAGTATAAGAAAAGATACGATGACCTTAAAAAGTATTACGATCAGAAGCTGTCTGAATGGAAGCAAGAAAAGGAAGTTTTAGAAGCACAAAGTAAAGCTGCTGAAAAAGCACAACCTAAGTATGCTCCACCAAAGACACCAGAAGAACTTAATAAGTTTAGGGATCAGTATCCAGATGTATACCAAGTTGTAGAGACCATATCTCACAATATGGCATCGAAGCAAGTTGAAGACCTTCAAGCTGAAATAGGTAGATTGAGTGAGAAAGAAAAGAAACTCAAAGTGCAATCAGCCTACAAACAGCTTCTGAACAATCATCCAGATTTCGATGAGATCAAGAAATCACCTGAGTTTTTAGGATGGTTAGAACAACAGCCCAAAAGCATTTCTGAGGGTATCACAAAGAACAATACCGATCCTGTTTGGGCAAGTAGGACTGTTGATTTGTATAAAGCGGACATGGGTATGAATAGGAAACCGACTTCTGATAAATCTAAACAGGCTGCCAGAGCCGTGACTAAAACTGCTGCAAAGCAGATAAACACTACTGGTAAGACTGGAAGGGTTTGGAAGATGTCTGACATTCAGAAACTCAAGCCATGGGAGTTTGAGAAGTATGAAGCGGAGATTGATCAGGCCGTAAAATCTGGTCAAGTTGTAAATGATTAACTAGCTAATAAAGGAGGATAAATCATGGCTACTATGTCATCCGCTGCCGGATACCAAAACTTACCGGTTGGTAACTGGGCACCAGCGATATACAGTCAAAAAGTTCTCAAATATTTCCGTAGGGCATCAGTCGTAGAAGCTATTACTAATACTGACTACACTGGGGAAATCGAGAATTTTGGCGATACGGTAAACATCATCAAAGAACCAACTATCACAGTCAAAGACTATGCTAGAGGTCAAACTGTAAATACAGAGAACCTAGACGATAATCAAATTCAATTGACTATCGACCAAGGTAGTTACTTTGCATTTAAAGTAGATGATATCGAAGAAAGACAGTCACATATCAACTTTGAAGCACTAGCAACCTCTTCAGGTGCTTATGCATTAAAGAAGAATTATGACTACAATGTGTTAAAGTACATCTATGATAACGCTGTAGCATCTACAGGTACATTAGGAACTCAAGGCACATCAGCTAACACTGGTGATGAAGTTGCGAACCTAGTATCTCAAGCTGCTACTGAATTAGATAAAAATGATGTACCAGAAGAGAACAGATGGCTTGTTGCACCACCTCAATTTTATGAAGTGTTAAGACAAGCTGGTTCTAAAATTATGGATATGTCTGTAACTGGTGGAGGAGGTTCTCCTCTTCTAAACGGTAGAGTTACCGATAGTAAATTACATAACTTTGATTTATATGTAAGTAATGCAATTGCTGTTGGTTCTACTGGTAGTGCGGCTACCCAAACTTTTGGATCATCAAGCACATCTGGTCAAACATTAATCCTATACGGACATATGTCTGGCGTTGCTACTGCATCTCATATTGCAAAGACTGAAGTAATAAGAGACCCAGATAGTTTCTCTGACATCGTAAGAGGATTACATGTTTATGGAAGAAAAGTTTTAAGAGCTGAATCTGATACAGGCTTCAAAGGCGTGTTCAAAGGGCTCATGGACTTAGACTCTTAATCTTAACTTGGAAAGGAATTGACAAATGGGTACACTTAATTTGACAGGTGCCGGAGGCACTACTGGACATCCTTCCAACGGGAGGGTTCCATATTTAGTTGAAAACACTATTGATCTATCTCAAGTCAGAGGCGATACTGGCCCGGACAATGGAGATGTCTTACAAGTGATAGACATACCTGCAGAGACTTTGATCATGGAAGCTGGAATAGAAGTGATAACTGCACTTTCTAGTTCTGCTACTATGGACTTAGGTATTACAGGTGGAGACGTTGACATTTATGTTGACGGTGACACTAATGCTACAGGTTATGGTACATTGACTGCAACTGCTAGACATGTAGCAGCATCTGCAGACACTTTAGACATACTTATTGGTGGTGCAGATTCATCTGCTGGTAAGATCAGAGTATGGGCTGTTATGTGTGACGTATCAGGTATTGAAGAAGATGATTTAAATACTGACTCACAACACGACACTGTAAGTTAATACTGAATAACTTTGAGGGAGGGGTTATTCTTCTCCCTCAACTTAAACAAAGGAAAATAAATGGCAACGCATGATTTGAGAGCCACTCAAAAAGTTTACAAACCAAAATCTGTAAATGACAAAGAAATAGATTCCTTGAACAAAAGAATGGAAACTATGGAGACAGCAATAAATTTAATATTGCAAAAGTTAGATAACAACGATCAGGGGAAGGTAGAACAGGAGAAACAACTTGAGCTACCTAATTTCAAATATCCCGCACTTTAAGTGTTGGGTACGTAAGGAATTTACACACAACCACATGAAATACCACGGTGAGTATTTACATGGGTTAGCAATAGCAGTCAACACAGTACCAGACAGGTGTTTAAGTTTTCAGGTGGTGTTTACTGGTATCGAAGAAGAAGACAACGTAGTCGGTGGTGCGATGTGGGCACGAATGCCAATCACCAGTTTGATTGCGGATGAGGTGTTAGATGAAATGCCAGAACGAATGGACACACACCTCGCACAGCCTTGGGACTGTTCCTCAAGAGGTCACTCAGTAGTAGTGATGGACAGAGTAAGTTCAAGCCCATGGATATGCAAAATAGGAGGGGATTTTTACAAGGGTCGATATCTGTTTACGGTTGATTATACAGACAGCCACATATCAGACGATCCTGCACAGCATAAACAGAGTCATGTACTCCAGTTGATAGATGCTGATAAATGGACAGGCAACATAGTTGCATTACCAAACAACAGGGTTCGTGTTACTAATCCTGCTCTGTGGGTAGCAGGCGAAGGGCCACCAGACTTTG